ATCTCGACCGCGAGCAGGCGTGCGGCCTTCTTGCGGTCCTCGACGATGTCACCGACCTTCGCGCGTGCCATCGTCAAATCGCCGAGTCAGAGGTGCGGTACAGGATCGTGAGCGGGCTGTTGGTGCCATCCCACAGGCCGACGCCGGACAGGTCGAGGGTGAGCGCCTCGGGCCCGCCGACGTTCGTCGCTGCGTCGTCGAAGCGGGCGGCGGGAATCGACAGCTGCAGGCGCGGGAGGGTGGTGCCGCCGTGCGCGACCGGGCCGAGGCACGAGATCACGATCGGGGCGAGCATCCCGGCACGAGTCGCGGACACCGCACGGTTGTACTGCGTGAGGTTCGAGAAGTCGCACGACATCGACCACTCGATGGTCCGCATCCCGTCCTGCACCGGCTCCTTCTTCGTCGCCACACCGAGGTACCGGTTGTCGGTCTTCAACGCGTTCGACACGCTCACCGAAAACGACCGGATCTCCAGGTTCACCGAATCCACGGTGGCGGTCACGCCGGTGAACGGGAAGAACCGGAAGTCCGACGCGTACGACGCCGACGCGAGTGCCGGGCTGGTCGACTGCGACGCGAAGTCGCACGACAGGTCCGCCATCACGAACCCGCCGACCTCGCACGAGATCGTGAAGTCGGTGATCTTCCCACCGGCGAACGTGAACGCCTGGTTCGTCCCGGCCGGGTTCAACGGCCGGTTGATCTGGCAGGTGAAGAAGTCGCCGAGCAGCGGCCCCATCGCGTGGGTCTGCTCCTGGTTCGCGTCGATGACCGATCCGATCGAGGACGTGCCCATGCAGTGCGACAGGGCGAGGCCAAACCCCTTCGTCGGGACCGGCATCACGATCGGCCCGGCGGCGCCGGCGGTGAGGTCCGGCTCGGTGCGATCCGACCGCTGGACCAGCATCCCGGCGCGCATCGCCGGCGACTCGATCCGGCCGTTGACCGGCTGCACGTCCTCGCTCTCGTACTCGTAGAACCTGGGCGAGCCGGTCAGCAGCGAGGTGCCGTAGGTGACCTCGTTGTTGATGCAGAGCTGCGTGTTCAGCGTGGTCACGGCTGGGCCTCCTCACCGGCCACAGCCGGCCTCGTGGTCTTCTTCGTCGCCGGCTGCCACAGCTCGTGCTGCTGCAACAGCCCCTCACCGTCATCGAGCGCCGGATGCGTCACCCCGTGCTCGTCGATCCACCCGGTGATCTCGCGCACCAACGCGACCCGCCGCTCGTGGTCCGCGGCGACATGCGCGGCACGCAGCTCGGCCATCGCCGCCACGTAGCGGGCCGACGGCGCGCGACCAGCGAAGATCGTGCCCGGCTCCCCGACATCGGGGACCTCGATCGTGTCCCCGGACTGCACGACGCCGAGGCCGTCGAGCTCACGCGGGTCTGTGCCGACGTACTTCACGAGCATGATGTTCCTCACTTGGGGCGGATGCGGTAGGTGATCTGGCAGATGCCGCGAGCGCCGACACCCGTCGCCAGCGGGCCGTGCTCGAGCGTGAACGAGTCGAACGTCGCATAGTCCACGGGCACGTCGCCAGCCTCGGTGAGACCGAGCGTCGGATTGTCGGCAACCCACTGGTCGATGATCCCGGCGACCGTCTCGACCAGCTCGTCCGCCTGCTCCTGCAGGACGTTGCGGCCCTCGCCGTCGACCGTCTCGCCGGTGCGGCGACACTCGATGATGACGTCGAACGACACCGACTGGTCGCGGCGCTTGCGGCCGGCGCCCATCGTGGACGGCGTCGACGTCGTGCGGCCGTTCGCAGTGAACACGTGCAGCGGGCGGGTGAGCTGCTCGCCGGGCCACGCGTACTCGATCGGCGCCCGGTCGCCGGTCTCCGGGTCGGTCGGCATCAGCGGTGCGAGCGCGCCGACCACGGCACGCTTCACCACCGACAGCTCGTTGTAGGCCATCAGCCGATCCCGATCCGGGGGCGGGCGTAGCGCATGATCACGGCGTCGACCTCGTCGAGGCCGGTTGGATGGTTCGGGCCGGCATAGGCGAACTGCTGCGTGATCCCGAGCTCGTTGGTCGACGACCGCACACGCGGGCCGACCGTGTTCTTGTTGCGGAGGAGCCGGTCCACGGCGGCATCGATCGCGGCCTGGCGCAGATCCTCGGGGGGCGCGTCGAGGCCGTGCTCGTAGCCGATCGTGCACGACTCGTGGAACCAGACATCTCCGGTCACCACGCCCGAGGCGAAGTCGACTTCCAGGTCGGTGAGGTCCTCGGCGGCACCATCGACGGTCACGGAGCGGATCGCGCGCACGGGGCGGTGATGGAGTGTGCGGAGGTGAGAGCCGTGGTGCGGGGCCTGCCACTGCTCGAGGTCGTACTGCGGGGCGACGGCTCCGCAGTGCTCCTCGATCAGGTCGGTGATGCGGTCGCGTTCGGCGCGGATCATCGCCACGTCGAAGCTCTGCGTGCCCGGCCGGGCCTGCACGTCGGCGATGGCGAACATGAACCCGCCGACGATGCGATGCCATGTCGTGGCGCGCACGACACCGGACACGGTCCACTGCGCTTGCAGCACGTCGAGCGTGGTCGCCTCGGCGGTCGTCAGGGCACACGCGTGGGTGCCGAGTCCGATCGGGTCGCTGGTGGCCCGGTTCGTCGCTACCACGGTGCCGTCGGCGCGGGTGATCGTGCAGACCACGGTGCCACCAGCGTCGACCGGTTCGCCATCCTGGTCGCGCAGCGTGACCCGCAGCTCCGGGTTGACGGAGCCAGCGAGGATCCGTTGCATCCCGGAGCGCGGGTAGGTGCTCACGAGCGCTTCCGGCCCTTCACAGGGGCAGGCGGCGCGGCGGAGGCGGCGGCAACGTCGCCCGGCTCGCTCGGGATGTCGGCGGGGACGGTGGTGGCGTCGGCGGCGACGACGTCGCCCTGATCGGGTTCTGCTCGCTCATCTTCATCTCCGAACGGTCGGGCCATGCCGATGCGCACCAGCAGCTCGGCCTCGTCATCGGGCACCTCGAACGGGGTGCCGACGGCAGGCCAGTCGATGCCGTTGCGGGTGCCGGACATGGCGTGGATCAGTGCGATGCGCATGGGGCCTCCGGGAGGGCGGGGGATCGTGGGGTGGCGGGACTCGAACCCGCTGCAGCCCGAACGCTGCACCCCTGCCGGTCAGGCTGGATCAGGTGGCAGCGCCGACGAACGCCCGGACGGCGCCGGTCGTGTCGGCCAGGCCACCGTCGCCGCGGATCACGCAGCGGAAGGTGATGAGGTCGCTGTTGAACGCGAAGTCGTCCGACCGCTCGAAGCGGATGTCGCGAACCTGCCGGACGAAGTAGCGGCTCATGTCGCCGAACAGCACCGACCGGGCGTTCACCGCGACCGCAGCGACGTTCGGATCGGTGAAGATCGGCTTGCCGAGCAGCGTGTCCGGGGCGCCGACCTGCAGCGAGGGCTGCCACAGGTACTGGCCCTGCGAGTCCTTGAGCTTGCGGACGTTCGCCACCGAGGCGTCACGCATCAGCCAGCCACACGACGGGCTGTTGCGGTACGGGGCGATCACGCTGAAGTGCAGGTCGATCAGGTTGTCGCCGGTGAACGCACCAGCGACACCGGTGCCGCCGGTGACACCGACCGACGCTGCCGTTGCGACGCCCTGCGGCTGCGACGTGCCGGTGCCCGTCACGAGGCGCGCACCGAACGCGTTGCCGACCGCACGGCCGGCCTGCATGGCGAGGTAGCCGAGCAGGTCGACGTACGTGTCCTCGATCAGCTCGTAGCTGGCCTGGACGAGCACGCCGTACTTGTAGGCGCCGAGCACGAGCTGGTTGAACGCCGGGTCCGACTCGGTGATCGCGACACCCTCACCGATCTCCGACGTCGCCGCCGAGTGGGCGGTCGTGCGGGGCACCGGGATGTTGTCGCCGCGATCGGTGATCAGGACGGTCGGGCCGGCCTGCATGACGCCGGACACCTCGATGAGGTGGTCGACGAGCGTGGCGTAGAACCCGGTGCCGACCGTGTGCCCACCGGCGGTGGCGGGGGTCTTGGTGATGTCGCGCTGCTGTGCGGCGATCGAGCGCAGCTGCGCGTAGTTCACCGGGCCGTCGACATCGGGTGCGATCGTCACCGACCGGCGATCGCCAGCGAGGAACTCGCGGACCTGCTTCTCCAGCTGGGAGCTGTCGGCCTCGCGCTTCTTCTGCTCCGGGTCGACGATCGGGGCGGTGCGCTTCTCGACCTCGGCGAGGTCGCGCTCGCGCTGGTCGAGGGACTCGAGGCGCTTGCGCTGCTCGTCGAGGCCGACGATGTCGGCGTCGAGCGAGTCGAACTTCGCCGTCTCCTCGGCCGTCAGGGCACGAGCGTCGGCAGCGTCGATGATCGACTTCTGCTGCTCGTGCAGGCTCTTGCGCTGCGCGAGCAGCGCCTTGATCTTGTGCTGGTACTCGGACATGGGGTGATCTCCTCCTCGGGAGCGTTCAGGGGTGGGGGTGCCTGCGGGTTGCTCCCGGTGTCAGGCGGAGAGCTCCAGCCACCTGTGTCGGCGGCGGAGGGTTTCGACATCGGCGACGGGCGTTGCTCGCTCGTCGGTCGACGCCGAGAGGAAGTCGCGCAGCCGGTCCTGGCGGGCAGCGGCGACGAGGTCGTCGAGGGGCTTGCCGGTCTGATCGGCCAGGCTGCGCAGCCCGACCGACAGGCCGTCCTCCTCGGTGGCGAGGTAGGCGGGCCACACGACCGGGGCGACCTCGAACAGACGAGCACGAACGACGGTGACGACCGGGAAGCCCTCTTGGGTGTAGCTCCACGTCTCCCCGTCGGGCGCCGACCGGAACGTGAAGCTCGAACCGACGACCGACCCGGCGCGCACCTTCTCGGCCGTGCGGAACACGTCCGGATCCGTGGCCGCACCTCGGATGACGTAGCGGAGGCCGACGTTGTCCTTCACCAGCTCGAGCGTGCCGGCGGACCGGCGACCAAGAATCGCGGCGTAGTCGTGGTTGTACGAGGCGATCTGGTCGTCGTCGCGCAGCGAGTCGTCGAGCGAGTCGGGAGCGAACTGCTCGACGTAGCCGCCGAGGTTCTGGCTGTACCGGTTCCACACGACGGCATAGCCCTCGATGTACACGGTGCCATCGGCGTCGACCGAGGCGCGCATCTCGGCCTCGGGCGACCGGTACGCGTAACCGGTCAGGCCGACCGACCCAGCACGGCAGAGGCCGCGGCGGCGAACGTCGGACGTGGTCATGGAGTGCCTCCTTCTCGGGGCAACGAAGTCGAGTACGGCGGCCACAACACGCGGTCGCCGCCGGACGGCAGCGGCGACAGACCGCGCGCGCGGCGGCGCTCATCAGCGGTTGCCATGCCCGTGCGGATCAGGCGTTCGTCGATCTCGGCGGCCGTCTTGGGGTCGGCGCGCAGGATGGTCTCCGGGTCGAACCGGAGCCGGCGCGGCGGCGGCAGGCACGTCGAGGAGATGAGCCGCTCGAACATGGTGTAGACCGGCTGCAGCGCCATGCTGTCCAGCTGCCGGGCGTACTGCTCGGGCGAGTTGTAGGTGAGCGACCCGCCGGTCTTGCCGCCCACCCACTCCGGCGGCACGTGGTACACGTTCGCGACCTTCGTCGCGATCCGTTCCTCCGTGGCATCGATCCCGGACTCAGACGGCGAAGCCTTCATCGGGGTCAGCGACCACTGCTTGCCGAGCACCAACGCCCGGCGACCTCGAGACCGGCGCACCTCGTCGTACCGGCCTGCCACAGCAGCCGCAGTCTTCTCGTCGATGTTCTGCTCCTCGTTGCGGAGCACAGCGAGAGGCAACCCGTTCGCGTCGAAGAAGTCGCGCTCGAACAGTGACGCCTTCAACGCACGCTGGATGTCGACGTGCAGCTTCTTCACCGGCGCCACCCCGGCCAGATCACCAGGGATCATCGGCGCCCACCGACGCATGATCAGGTCGTCCGAATCGACCGGCGCGCCCTTGTGGAACCACTGTCGCCGGCCACCGACCGTCTGGTAGGTGACGTGGTCCGGGTTCAGCCACTCCACCGTCGCCGGCCAGCCGTTCCGCAGCCGCGACGTCACCTGGCCGACGAGACGACCGAACAGCAGAAACGACGCCACGCCCTGGTACACCCACTCGTCCGGGGAGTACACGGCACTCGGTGCCTGCATGAACGGCCCCGCAGGAAGCCGCCGATCGAGCCCATCAGCACCGAGCTCCACCTCGGCCCACTCCATCATCTGCACGCGCGACGCGATCAGATCGACCGCTGCCAGTACCGCCGACACGCCGAGCGCAGCCTCGGTCGACGACAGGCGGAGCTCCTTCCAGTCGCCGCCGGCGCCCCACACATCCTGGTAGGAGATCGAGCGACGCTTCAGCAGACTCACCGGCGAGCACCCTTCGATGACGGCTCGGGAGCGAGCAGCAGACCGAGACCGACCAACGTCACGCCTGCGGTCATGAACCCGGCCGGGATCCACCACAGGAACATGCCGACCACGATGAGGACCGCCCCGAGCAGCTCGAGGGCCGTGGTGAACTTGTCCACGAGCACCACCTCCTTCGGGGGTCCGGGGGGTCAGAAGATCTGCGACAACGGCTCGGCCGGCGGCTGCTCAGCTGCAGTGAGGCCGTTCGCGACGGCGTCACCGAGCGCGTGCACGGCGGCGATCGCAGCGGAGAACGCGTCGATCGGCTGGCCCTCGACCTTGCGGCCGGGCCGCCACCAGTTCGCCGACACCGGACCGCACGGCACCCGCATCGCGTTCGTGGCGTGCCGTGCCAGCGTGCCGTCAGGGTCCGGGGCGAACCGCAGGGTCCGCTCGTCGAACATCGTCTGCCACCGCTCACACGCCGGCCCTATC